CTATAGATACTCAATCATTAGATTTAGATATATCTGATTTAATGGGAGCTATAGAAGATAAAAACCTGGATCCGAATGGATTTGCAGGTCATTATGGATTAAAAAGGAAGTTAAGAAATTTAAGAGATGCTAATGGAAATCAATTAGCTGTTTTAGGTATGAAAGAAAATTCTTTATATGATTTACCTTTATCATTTGTAAGAAATGGTTCTTTTGATACTACGAAAGCTGAATTAATAGCTGCTGACTGGTCAAAGTCTATAGTAGGCATAAGACAAGGTATAGAGTTTGAGATACTAAAAGAAGCTACTTTACAATCAGTTACAATGGGTGATGGGAAGCCATTATCTTTAGCAGAGAATGATATGATAGCGATAAAAGCTACAATGAGAATAGCTTACTTACCTATAAAAGATGATGCGTTCGCTGTTTTAAAGCCTAAAGAACTCTAGCACACGAAGTGCTTCAATACCAGCTACAGAATTAAATGATGATGAAGCTGAGTTAGTCGAAGATGTGGAAGAACCACAAGGTCAAGAATTAGATTATGAGACTTTAACGGTTGCTGAACTAAAAGATATAGCAATAGAAAAAGGAATAGAATTTGATTCTAAAATAAAGAAAGCTGAATTAATAGAGAAGTTAGGTTAATCCTAGCTTCTTTTATTTTAAGTAGGTGATTATATGATAACAATAGAAGATGCTTATAGTTATTTTTATAATGAAAGGCTATTTGCAGAGGATTGGTTAATGGCTGAAAATAATAAACAAGAACAATCACTTAAAATGGCTAGTAATCAAATTAATAGACTTAGATTTAGTAAATATACTGATGAATATAAGGAAGATAATTTAAAGAAAGCTATATGTGAGCAAGCTTTATATCTTATCAAAACTCAAAATACTCAAAGATCTAGATTAATAGAACAAGGAGTTACTAGTTTTAATGTAGAGGGACTTAGTGAAAGTTATGATATTTCTAAAGCTAGGAAGAAGGTCTGCACTGAAGCTATAGAATATTTAAAACCTTATTTGATAGGATGTGCTTCCATATGCTAAGAGATTATTTAAATCAGGTGGTTATATTAAAATCATTGATAGGTATGGATGAGTATAATGAACCTATATTTGGTGAAGCAAAAGAAGTTAAATGTAGGTTAATAGATAGATTTAAACGTATTGTCAATGACAAAGGTGAGGAAGTTGTATCTGATGGTATTATACAGTGCTATGAGAGTATAAAAGTAGGTGACTATATAGATAATCGAAAGGTTATAGCTGTAAACTCTATAGTTGATTTAGAAGGTGTTATAGGCTATAAAGGTTATTTACTATGAGCAATATAGAAATAGAAGGACTAGATGAGTTACTTAAAAATCTAAATAAGTTAGCTAAAGAAATCCCAGATGTAGCAGAGGAAGAATTAGCAGATATAGCTTTAGATTTAGGAAGTAAAAGTAGTAAAGCTGCACCAGTAGAAAGTGGAGATTTACGAGGTGAGTTAGCAAGACCTAGAAGAAAAGGCCCTATGCATTGGCAAGTTGGATCTAGTTTACCTTATACAAGAAGGCAACATGAAGGAATACACTTTAACTTTAAAAGAGGTGGAGGTGCTAAATTCTTAGAAAGGCCTTTTAGAGAAAATCAGTCAGTATATATTAAAAGAATAAAAGATGTTCTGAAAGGAGCATTAAATGTTTAGATATATAAAACAATACCTAGAACAAAATGGAATAAATGAAACTATAACTATAGGAAGTATAGTTGATGGAGATGGAGTAGGTTTATTCAGTACAACTGGATTAGAACCTACTTTTTATTTTGATGATACTACTATTGAATATATTGGACTTCAAATTATATCTAGAAATAAAAGCTATCCTAAAGGAGAGAAGGTAATTCAAGATATATTTAGTCTATTAAATAAATTGGAAGGCTATAAACCACAACAGAGCCCTTTTTCTATAGGTAAGGATGAAAAGGGAAGAAGTGAGTTTAGTGTGAATTATATAATATCGAAAGAAGGTGTTAAGTAATGGCATTTACCGGAGAAAAAGGAGCAATAAAAACTGGAGAAAACTCTATTACTAAAATGGAAAACTGGAAACTTAGCATAAAAGCTAATGAAGTAGATACAACTAGTTTTGATTCTGACGGATGGGAAGAAACTGAAGTTGCAACAAAATCTTGGGAAGTATCTATGGAAGGTACTTTTAATAAAGCAGATACTACAGGCCAAAAGGCAGTGATGGCAGCTTTAGTTAGCGGAGAAAATTTACCTATAAAGCTATATGTAGATAAGACTGCTGAGAAAGAAGATTTTAGTGGAAATATAAAAATAACAGGACTTGATATAGATACAACTGTTAAGGATAAATTAAAAATATCTATAAAAGCAAAAGGTAATGGAAAATTAAATGGACTTGATGATTAATTATATAAAGGGAGAATGTTAATATGAGAAATAAAGTTGTTAAATTTGGAAATAAAGAAATATTAGTTGTTGAGAAAAAAATAAAAGAATTAAAACAATTAGCTAAAGATATTTCAGTTAGTTTTAATGATTTATTAAAAATAGATTTAGATAATAGAACAACTGATGATATATTTAATATCATATTTGAACAATTAGAGGATAAGATAACTATTATATTCCCTCAGTTAACTGTAGAAGATATAGAAAATGCATATATATCTGAAGTAGAGGAGCTATTAGTAGCATTTATAGAGGTAAATTTTATAGGAGCAAAGAAGGTTATTTCTCAAGTTATGAAATTAGCATAGAGGAGTTAATTTTCTTTGCTAAAGAATATGGATATAATAAAATTGATATAGAAGAATTAACTGTTAGAGAAAAGTTTGAAATGTTTAATTCAGATATAGCAGTTTATTTTAAGCAAGTTAATTATTACGAAGATATGAGTAAATTTGCTAAGTTAGGGTTATGGATCATACAGTGCTTAGGTGGAGATGTTGATGATATTGAAAGCCTAATTGGAGAATACCCTACTTTACAGAATAAAAGAGAATTAACCCAAGATGATTTAGAATTAATAGAATTTGCTAAACAAAATGGTCTTAAATATAAGATTACAAATACAGGAATTAAGATAAGTGCTTAGAAATAGGCACTTTTTTATTACCTCAAGTAGAAAGTGAGGTGAGATAATGGCTACTATAGGTGAGTTATTTGTAAAACTAAAGGCTGATACATCAAACTTTGATAAAGGTATGAGTAGTGCTACTTCTAAGGCTAATACTACAACTAAAAGCATAAAATCTCAAGTTATGAGTCTAGCTGCCGAATACAGAAAAACTGGAATGACACAAAAAGAGGCTATGGCCAAAGCTTGGGATGAAGTAGGTCACAAAGGTACTAGTAATTCACGGAAGGTAAAAGGAGAGCTTAATAGCTTAAATGGTGTGATAAAAAAAGTCAGTGCAAATATAGTGTCTTTTATGATTTATGATGTTGGTAAAAATCTTGTAACTGGGTTTGTAAATGCAACTAAAGCAGGTATAGATTACAATGCAACTCTTGAAACTTCATCTATAAAATGGGAAACACTTTTAGGATCTCAAGAAAAAGCAAATAAAATGCTTAAAGATATAGAAAAATTTGCAGCAACTACACCATTTGAAAAAATGGGAGTTGAAGCTATGGCTACTCAACTTCATAACGCAGGATTTGAAGGGCAATCACTATTTGATCAGTTAACTAAGTTTGGAGATTTATCTGGAGCATTTGGTATTCAGGCTGATTCACTTCAAGAAATGGTTAGACAATATGCTCAAGTTAAACAGGCTGGAGTAGCATATACAGAAGACTTAAATATACTTCAAGATAGAGGTATCCCGATTTTTAAAGCCATAGCAGAAGAGTTAGGAATAAATACATCAGAAGTTAAAAAATGGGCCAGTGAAGGTAAAATATCAGCAGACATATATCAAGCTGCATTAGATAATTTAGCTAAAGGTGTAGAAGGTGGGATGCAAAAGCAATCTAAGTCTTTTAGCGGTATGGTAAGTACATTAAAAGATAATATGAGTCAAGCTGCAGGTATACTAGCTCAACCGATATTTGATAAATTAAAGCAGGGCCTAGAAAATGTATTACCTTATGTTGAAAATGTAATAAGTTCTTTATCTGAAAATGGTTTAATGGGAACTATACAAAGGTTTGCACCAGGGATAGAACCGTTTGTACAAACTGCTATAGCTATATTCCAAACTATGGGAGATACTGTAGGAGTTATAATTCAATCTATGACAGCGTTTTGGGATGAACATGGAGCATTAATTACCACAGTAGTAAGTTTTGCTTGGAATTTTATAGCTGGATTTATTATGTCTACGATAACAGCTATAGGTAATGTTGTTCAAAGTGGATTAGCAATAATAGATGGAATAATTAACTTTTTCCAAAATTTATTCCAGGGTAATTTTCAAGGGTGTTGGGAAAGTATAAAGCAAATATTTAGTAATGCAATTTCATTCATTTGGAACTGGATGCAAGTACAATTTGCTGTAAATATTCCTAATATGATAAAGAACTTTGCTAAGAATATTCCTATGATGATAACTAATATGTGGACTTCGATTAAAGGTTTCTTTAGTGGTGGTATTTCTACATGTATAAATTTTATTAAGAATTTAGTATCAACAGGTACTAGTAATTTTAATACTCTTAGAACTTTTGGAGCTAATGCATTTCAAGCGTTGTGGAGTGTAGCAAAGACTATGATGTCTAACTTATTAAGTGCTGTTACTTCAAATATAAGACAAGTACCTACAACTGTAAAAAACTTTATGACACAAGCTGTAAATGTTATTAAAAATATTAACTTAGTTCAGGTTGGTAGAGATATGATACAAGGACTAATCAATGGTATTAAAGGTATGGCTAGTAATGTTGTAGGAGCTATAAAGGGAGTAGTAAATGGAGCAGTTAATGCAGCTAAAAAAGCACTTGGTATAAATTCTCCTTCTAAAGTATTTACTCAATTTGGTAAATGGACTGGAGAAGGACTTGCAATAGGTATAGATAGTGAAAATGATAGAGTGACTAAATCAAGTAAGGGTCTTTCTAATAGTGTTATAGGAGGATATAATGCTAATTTAAAAGGAATTAAAACTACTATTAATAGTTCACAATATACAAAACAAGCGAAAGATAACATGATAAATCTT